GGCGCGCACAGAATCTCCCTGAGAAAGTATCCGGTCACCAGGGCCCCAGGAACCCGCTAGTGGGACGCCCAAGCAAGTTCACCCATGCCACCCAAGAGCGGATCCTCCAGGCGAAGCGGGTGGGTGCGAGCGATCGAACCGCCGCTAGGGTCGGAGGGGTTGGGCCATCCACTCTCCAGGACTGGCTGAAACGGGGCAAGGACGGTCCGGAGGAGTCCCGGTATCGGGAGTTCTGGGAGGCGTTCGAGGAGGCATCGGCCCACCCTCGGGAACGCGCTCTCGGGATCATCTATAACGCGCTCCCCGACCGACCGGACCTCGCGTGGAAGTTCATCGAGCGCCGGGAGGACGGGTACGCGCCCCCGGTCCAGCAGCCGACCACCGTGGTCGCCCCTGTGAACCTGACCCTGTCGTTCTTCGAGGCACCACGGCCTGAGTTGGACGAGGGCGAGATCGTGGATGGCGAGGTGGTCGATGAGCAGTCCGGCACAACTCCATCCGAGCCCACCTCCATTACGGCTGGGGCTGCATCGAAGTCAGCTCCAGGTCGCTGAGGATCCGGCCAGGTTCAAGGTCGTCTGCTGCGGACGCCAGTGGGGCAAAACCCTCCTCGGTGCCGCGCTTTGTGTGAAGGAAGCCCTGGACGGCGGCAAGGTCTGGTGGGTCGGACCGTCGTTCCCGGTCGGCGAGCTCGGGATGCAGGTCATCAACCAGCTTTGCCGGCAGATCCCCGGTGCCACGTTCGAGCGCCGGCCGGTCTGGAGGACGAGCCTTCCGGGTGGTGGGTCGATCCAGATGCGGTCGGCCGATAACCCGGACTCGCTCCGAGGCGCAACCCTGGACGGGGTGGTTTTCGACGAGGCTGCGACGGCGAAGTCCGAGGCGTGGTCGACGCTCCGGCCGACCCTGTCGGTGCGGCAGGGGTGGGCACTGTTCATCTCGACGCCGAAGGGTCTGAACTGGTTCCACGACCTCTTCGAGGATGCGGATCAGTGGGACGACTGGGCGCGGTGGCGGTTCCCGTCGGTGGACAACCCCTACCTGCCGCCGTCGGATGTCGGGAAGGCACGCGAGGAGATGTCCTCGCTGGTGTTCTCCCAGGAGTACGAGGCGGAGTTCATCTCCCACGGGTCGGGGATGTTCCACGCCGACTGGCTCCAGCACTACTACACCCGGTTCGAGGGTGAGGAGCGTTTCTACCTCCTCGGCGAAGAAGCGATCGCGGCCTCGGCCTGTACGACGTTCCACACCGTCGACCTCGCCTGGTCTATGGAAGAGCGGGCCGACTACACGGTCATCTCGACCTGGGCCGTGACCCCGAAGCGGCACCTGATCCTGGTCGATGTGAACCGCGGGCACTTCGAGGGGCCGGACATCGTCCCGAAGCTCCGTCAGGCGTACCAGACCTACGGCGGGACGCTGATCGTGGAGAAGGCGTCCCGGCAGATGTCGATCATCCAGGAGGCCGAGCGGTCGGGACTGCCGATCCATGTGGTCCGGGCGGAGAAGGACAAGGTCGCCCGCGCCCTACCGGCGACGGCACGGATGGAGCGGAAGACCGTTTGGTTCCCGCCGGCGTCAACGCCGTGGTATCCGGACATCGAGCAGGAGCTCCTCGCCTTCCCGGCCGGGAGACATGATGACTTTGTCGATTGCCTGTCCTACGCCGTCCTGCAGGTCGCCGATATGGGAGATGGGGAGATCAGGTGGGTCTGAGGTTCTGGCGTAAGGACGAGGTGGAGACGAAAGCTGCGGGGCCGCTCTCGCCCCGCCTGCAGGCACTCCTCGAGCAGGGTCCCATCTCGGCGACCCCCGACGGGAGCGTCGCGTTCTTCGAGACGTTCGGGGCCTCCTACGGGAAGCTGTACCGATCGCAGTCGGCGCTCCGGGCCGTCGTTGACTTCCTCTCCCGGAACGTCGCGCAGTGTGCGATCCGGGTGTTCCGCGACACCGACGGGGTCAGTCTTCCCGACCCGCAACATCCGGTCCAGGGACTCTTGGACCACCCACAGAAGGGTGTTCCGCGGTCGCGGTTCATGAGGCAGCTGGTGGCGGACAAGGCCATCTACGACGTCTCGGCGACCTGGAAGATCCGGGAGACCTTCAACCCGACGCCGGATGACCAGCAGCACATCGTGAACCGTGGTGTGGTTCGGAACCTCATCCGCATCCCGGTGCCCTTCATCAACGTCTGGCAGGGGTCCATCGGGGCACCGGTGGAGTTTCGCTTGATGCTGGGGCGGGACGTCATCATCGTTCCCGCCGCCGACGTGATCTGGCAGCCCGGCTATTCGCCGACATCGAACACGCTGGGCACGCCTCCGATCGAGACGCTCCGGCAGATCCTCGCCGAGGAGTTCGCGGCCGGGAAGGACCGGGAGAACTTCTGGAAGAAGGGACCGCAGAACGCGGCGGTCTTCGTTCAGGACGCCAACGGGCCGCTCATCACCGAGGAGCAGCTCGACCGGTTCTCCGAGGCGTGGCACCAACGCTACGGGGGGATCGCGGCGCCGAACGCCCGCGAGGTCCCGGTGCTCCCGAAGGGCCTGAGTCCCGCCGACCTCTCCATCAACGCGCAATCGGCCGAGTACCTCGCGACGCGCATGTTGGCCCGGGAAGAGTGCTGCAAGGCCTACGGGATCCAGCCGCAACTCCTCGGCATCACGCCGTCCACGTTCGCCTCGATGGACATGTACCACCAGATGCTCTACCAGGACACGCTGGCGCCCTGGATGGTGTCGATCCAGGAGGAGTTCGAGGAACAGCTCTTGCGGGAGTTCGAGCCCGAAGACTCGGGCGTCTACCTCGACTTCAACATCAACGCGAAGCTCCAGGGGTCGTTCCTCGACCAGGCCAAGATCGGCCAGCAGGCCGTGGGTGGTCCGTGGATGACCCGCAACGAGTTCCGCGAGAAGTTCCAGGGCCTCCCGCCTGTGGACGGGGGCGACGACATCATCGTCCCGCTGAACGTGGTCATCGGCGGAGGACCCCAGGCGAACCCGCAGGACGCGACCAACCAGTTCAACGCCGAAGTCCTACCCGACGGCGTGATCCGTCTCTTCCGTCAGATCGAAGGAGCCGAACGATGAGCCTTGAGGTGCAGCAGATCGACCTGGACGCCGCGCAGTTCAAGGCGGACGCCACGGTTCAGACGGGGCTGCGGGTGCTGGAGTTCTACGCCGCCGCGTTCTCCAAGACGCCGGACTCGAACGGGGACATCATCGACCCTCACGCCTTCGACGGGTGGCTCCAGGAGTTCTACGCCGCCGGCAAGCCGCTCCCGATCTCGTTCTCCCACGCCGCCGTCCTGGACGGCCTGGACCCGACCAACACGATCGGCTACGCGCCGGCCGACCCGCAGCACGTCTGGGTCGACGACTACGGCCTGCGTGTGCGTGGGTTCCTCGACACGGCATCGGAGAAGGGCAAGGCCGTCGAGTGGCAGATCGAGAACGACCTGATGGGTGGCGCCTCGATCGCGTACCTCGTTCCTCCCGAAGGCCGCGTCCCCATCGACAAGAAGGCGGGCACGAACCGCATCATGGTCATCTCGAGCGTCCGCGAGACCGGCCCGACCCCGAACCCCGCGAACCAAGAGGCGGTCCTTCTCTGGATGAAGTCCGAGCACTTCACCGAGGTCGAGACCGCGTTCCCCTACATGACCGTCGATGAGTTCCGGGTCACGTTCTTCAAGACCGTTGATACGTCGGCATGGGACAAGAACACGGCCATGTCGGCCTGCGACACCGCCGCGCAGTACGGCGAGATCTGTGCCGCCGTCCACACCACCGGGAAGCCGGACGAGCGCCAGCACTACGCGCTCCCGCACCACTACCTCGGGAAGGGTCCGAACGAAGCCGGGGTCAAGGCAGCGCTCGCCCGCGTGGGCCAGGTGCAGGAGATCACCGACGCCGAGCGCGCCAAGGGTCTGAGCCACCTCGAGGCCCACATGAAGGAGATCAACCCGGATTACCAGCCGCCGAAGTCCGACGGCGCGGTTCCGGAGACTGGCTTGGTGACCGAGATGTCACCTGCTCTCTTGGATGAGGTCAAGCACGCGGCCTCGCCGACGTACATCCAGAACGCCCACGACGCCCTGGTTCGCGCCGGTGCGAAGTGCGCCGACGGTGGTGCCGAGATGGCCTCGGCTCCCGTCGATGAAGTTGCCGAGCGGCTCCGCCGCCTGCGCTTCATGAAGATCACCACACGTCACACCCTCGCTCAAGGGGAGCGGTAAGCCTCCATCTTGAATGCCCCCGCAAGGTCCGGTCTCTTTGACGTGCCTGTGAACGAGCTATGCACGGAAGGGAGCACCACATGGCACGTTTGGAAGAGCTCAAGAACGAGCTCGCCGCGACGATCTTCTACGGGGAGGGTCTTGCGGAGAAGTTGCAGAACCCGGACCTCTCCGAGGCGGAGCGCGCCGACATCTCCTCGGACTTCGAGGCGGTAGAGGTCAAGGCCCAGGGTCTCGGACGGGACATCGAGAAAGAGACCAAGGACGTCGAGCGCGAGCTCCGGATCAAGGGCATCGGGCGGGACATGAACGTCCAGCGTCCCGACGAGCCCGAGCCGGTCGAGTACAAGACGCCTGTCGACGCCCTGTTCGACGACCCCATCTTCAAGCAGGCCGTCGCCGACGAAGCGTTCCGGGGCACGGACTGGAAGACCCCGAACATCGAGTTCAAGGTCACGAACCCGACCGTCTCGAACCCGGACGACCTGGAGCAGCACCTCCGGCCCGGGATCGTCCAGCCGTTCGTCTACCCGCAGCGCATCGGTGCGCTGTTCACCCAGGCGACGATGGCCGGCAGCTCGATCAGCTGGTTGGACGTGACGTCCGCCGACGGGAAGGCCGGATACGCGGGCTACGGGACGCAGAAGCCCGGACCCGCCGGCCTGAACGTCGACGTTCACACGACCAAGGCGTCGAAGCTGGCGACGACCTACACGGTCCCGGACGACGCACTCGATGACCTGACCGCGCTCCGTTCGACGATCGAGTCGGTCATGCTCAACGGTCCCGCGGGTCTCGGGGTCCTCGCCGAGCAGGAGTACCTCGGTGGATCCGGAGCCGGCACACCGCTGGAGTTGGCCGGGGTCGACGCTCTGTCACCGACGAACGTGACCGGGAACGGGACGAACTTCGTCTCGGACATCCTGTTCGCGGCGATGGACATCGAGGCCCAGACCGGTGCGCCGGCGACGGCCGCGGTGGTCAACCCGATCGACTACTTCAACATCATCACGTTGGAGGCAGACGACGGTCGGCCGCTGTTCGCCCCGTTCGGTGGCGCGTACAACGACCCGAACCTCGGGTTCCCGATCGTGCGGTCGAAGGCCGTCGCGAACGGAACCGTGTACGTCGGGGCCTGGAACCTGTCGATCCTCTACACCCGGCAGGCCGTGAACATCCGGGCGACGTCTGAAGGCATCGGCCTCGCGGACAAGAACCTGACGATGTTCGTCGCCGAGATGCGGCAGGCATTGATCCACCCCTACGGCAAGGCGCCGTTCCGGTTGGTCAGCCTGAACACGTAGTACGAGGCAGAGGAACGTGGGGGTGGGATGGTCGACGCCAGCGCGAAGCCGTCTCGCCCCCACACCCCTCGTGCTCTCATCACCGGCATCACGGGCCAGGATGGGTCCTATCTCGCGGAGTTCCTCCTCGAGGAGGGCTACGAGGTTCACGGAACCATCCGACGGACGTCCCTGCCGAACACCGACCGATTGGACGGGTTCAGGGACCAGCTTCACCTGCACCACGCGGACCTGACCGACGCGACCGGCCTCGCCGGGGTCATCGCGGAGGCGGATCCCGACGAGGTCTACAACCTCGGCGCGCTCTCAGACGTGCGTATCTCGTTCGAGACGCCCGAGTTCTCCGGGAACGTAACCGGCCTGGGCTGTGCGCGGATACTGGAACTGCTCCGGACCATGAAGCCCGAGACGCGGTTCTACCAGGCCGGTTCCTCGGAGATGTTCGGTGAGAACCCGAACACCCCGACCTCGGAGACCGATGCGTTCCATCCGGTGAGTCCCTACGCCGTGGCGAAGGTCTACGCGCACGGGATCACCAAGGTCTACCGCGAGTCCTACGGGATGTTCGCGGCTAACGGCGTGTTGTTCAACCACGAGTCCGAGCGCCGCGGGGTGGACTTCGTCACCCGGAAGATCACCCTCGGCCTCGCCGACATCGTGGCCGGTAGAGCCGACGACCTCGTCCTCGGGAACCTCGACGCGAAGCGGGACTGGGGCCACGCGCAGGACTACGTCCGGGCGATGTGGCTGATCCTGCACGCCGAGGAGCCGTCGGACTACGTCATCGCGACCGGGGAGACGCACTCGGTCAGGGAGTTCCTTCAGATAGCGTTCGACATGGTCGGGCTGGACTGGCGGCGCTACGTGAAGACCGATCCGAAGTTCTACCGGCCGGTCGACCCTCCGATCCTCCTCGGTGACGCCTCGAAGGCGCAAGCCCTGCTCGGGTGGGAACCACACGTCCGGTTCGAGGAACTCGTCCGGCTGATGGTCGAGAGCGATCTGAAATGAACGAAGACGTTCGGATCGTGGTCCATTCCTACGCCGGCGACGTCCATCAGGTCCGCGACGCCCTGGCTCAGTACAAGCACCACCAGGCGCCGCTGGTCATCCTCTCGCCGGAGGATGCACCGGTCGAGATCGACGGGACGGAATGCCGTTCAGCGGGGCTTCGTGCCTACACGGGTCGCACGTCGCTGGAACGGCAGAAGGCTCACTTGGAGCTGCTTCTGGACTTCCCCGAGAAGTGGTTCCTCCTGCACGATTCCGACTCGGTCTGCCTGGAACCGGTGCTCCCGGAGTACCTGTACGAGGCCGACACGGTCTTCTACAACGCCGCGCCGACGCAGCGCTACCTGGCGTCCATCGGGGACGGCGGGGCCGAGGAGTGGGGGGCGCTCGTCCCCAACGCCTTCCAGCCGCCGCTGTTCATGTCCCGTCAGAGCCTCGAGAAGCTCCTGACGGTTGCGGACCAGACTATGCCGCAGCTGCCGCCGTGGGCGCAGCTGATCGACTGGCACTTCGCCATCATGGCCCAGGCCGCGGGTCTCAAGTCCCAGGCGATGCCGGACGGCATCAGCCGTCCCATCTGGGGCACCTACGAGATCGCCCGCGTCTACGCATCGGTGCGGACCCGGGGCATCATCTTCCTGCACTCGGTGAAGACGAAGGAAGCGCTGGACGTCTTCGTGACCGCCCGAGCCGAGTACAACATCGACCCTGAGGGGGAACAGCTCTGCGGGTCGTGGTGACGGGCGGCGCTGGCTTCCTCGGCTCCCATGTGGTCGAGCGGTTGAGCGCATCGGGACACTTCGTTTTCGTCCCGCGCAGCGCCGAGTACGACCTGCGGACCTGGGTCGGTGTGGCGCGGTGCATGGCCGCAGGACACCCGGACGTCGTGATCCACCTCGCCGCGGCGGTGGGTGGTATCGGTGTCAACGAGGCCCACCCGGGGATGTTGCTGCACGACAACGCCATCATGGGGCTGCACCTCATGGAGTGGTGCCGGAAGGCCGGCGTTAGCAAGTTCGTCACCATCGGGACCGCCTGCGAGTACCCCGAGGACGCGCCGCTGCCGCTGCGCGAGGACGACCTCTGGAACGGCTACCCGACGCCCGTTACCGCGCCCTACGGGATCGCGAAACGGCTCCTGCTCGCGCAGGGACAGGCCTATCGGGACGAGTACGGGTTCAACGCCATCCACCTGATCCCGACGAACCTCTACGGACCCAGGGACAACTTCGACCGCCAGACGTCCCACGTCATCCCGGCGCTCGTCCGACGGTTCTCGGAGGCCGTGAAGGAGGGCCGCGACCTCGTCCGCTGCTGGGGTACGGGCAAGGCCACGCGGGAGTTCCTGTACGTCGAGGATGCCGCGACGGCGATAGTGACGGCCACCGAACGCTACGACTCACCCGAGCTGATGAACCTCGGCACCGGACAGGAGACGTCCGTGGCATCCGTGGCGCAGCAGATCGCGGACATCTACGGGTACAAGGGCCGCATCGGCTGGGACGACTCCCGCCCGGACGGTGTCTCACGACGGCGGTTGGACATCGGGCGGGCCTGGTCGGAGATGGCGTTCCGTGCCTCCACGCACCTCGAGGACGGGCTGAAGGCCACCGTGGAGTGGTTCGAGGCGCAATGATTAGCCTGTGCGTTCCCACCCGAGGACGACCAGGACGGTTCCGGACGATGCTCCGCTCCGCCAAGGCTACCGCCGCAGGACCCTTCGAGGTCTGCGCGTGGCTGGACGACGACGACCCGTCCGATTACCCCGAGGATGCGATCGTTCGCTACGGACGAGGTCCGAGGCCGTACATCGACGGGAGTCTCTGCACCTCGGGACTCTGGTCGAAGGCATGGGACCTCGCCACCGGTGACATCGCGATGCTCGCGGCCGACGACATCCTCTTCCACAGTCCGGGCTGGGATGCGGCGGTCGAAGCGGAGTTCCAGGCGGTGCCCGACCGCATCCTCATGGCCTACGCCGACGACGGGACCAGGCGGAAGGCACCGGTCAACCCGTTCGTTCACCGTCGATGGATAGAGGCCGCGGGTTTCACCCCCGACGGCTGGCAAGGCTGGTTCTCCGACGAGTGGATCTGGCAACTCGCGGCAGAGCTCGGGCGCGTGCGGTTCCTCAAGCAGGTGCGGATAGCTCACTTCCAGCGGAAGGGCTCGGACGCGACGTACCGGGACGGTGAGGCGGCGCGCGAGGCTGTGGGAGGGTGGCAGGGGATGCGTGAACGGTTCTTCTCGTCCGAGATGGTCGCGAGACGCGACGTGCAGCTGAGCAAGCTCGCAGCGCTGATGGACTCAGGGCCGCTGCCGCTTCCTGATCCCGTACCGGATTGGCTCACCGAGTCCGTGACACGAGCGATGGCCTCGCGTGTCGTAGGTGCTGGATAGAGTCATGGTTGTGGACGCGCAAGCGTGTGCCTGTCATGACGAAGCGATGTATTGGCACAAGAGTCCCAGATACAAGGCTGGTGGGCGTTGGGAATGTGCCGTTACAACCCGTGAGCGTTCATTGCGGGCAGCGCGAGTGGATATAGAGGCTACCCGTCAGCGATGTCGCGCGTATCTTGCCGATAACCGTGATGCTATCAACGCGAGGCGTAGAGAACGGCGAAGGCTAGAGCCAGAACTACGCCAAGTGGCTTACGAGAAGACGCGGCAATGGCGGCAAGCGAATCATGACAGGGTGCTGGCCAACAACCGTCGCAGGAAAGCCTTACGAGCGGGAGTGCCTTCGGACAAGCATTCTCGGGCTGAGGTGTGGGAACGAGATCACGGTAGGTGCCAACTCTGCGGGGTTATTCTCGATCCAGCGAACTGGCATGAAGATCACATCGTCCCCCTGTCGCTCGGAGGTCCGGATACCCTCGCCAACGTCCAAGCGACGTGTCCGCCTTGCAATCTGAGTAAGGGAACGAGGGTCGCGTGAATGCCGATACCCTCGTGGTTGTTCATTGCTATCAGGGCGATGCGCCCATGGTCGAGGCCTTCCTGCCTCAGTATCTCCATCACCAGCGTCCAGTCCTGATCCTCTCCCCTGCGGATTCTCCCGTTCGAATCGAGGCGGAAGGTGTCGAGTGTCGCTGGGTGGGTCAGCGAGGTTACTTCGGGCAGGCGTCGTTGGATCGTCAACGGGCACATCTGCAGGTGTTGTTGGAATACCCATACAAGTTCTACCTGCTCAATGACGCCGATTCGATGTGCCTCTCTCCGGAGATTCCCTCTTACCTGTTCGAGAATGCAGAGGGCACTCTGTGGTCTACTGAAGTCAAGGAGGGCAGGCCACATCCGTCTCCGTACCCTAAGCTGGCCTGCCATCCGCCGTACTTCCTGACGCGGGACACGATCGAACGGCTGCTGGCGGTCTGGGAGCGGATACCGCTTCACCCGGAGACGCCGTTCATCGACTACCACATGATGGCGGCGACGTGCGAGGCGGGCGTGGCGCATCGGTCCTATCCCGACGGACGGTCGTTCCCGGCATGGCGGCATAGCTCGATCCCTGAGACGAAGGAACTCGGCCACGATTACGTCCACGTCCAGGAGGCCCAGGGCATCGACGGGGCGCAGCGCATGGCGGCGCAGGTCCAGGCCCAGGGCGTGGTGTTCGTTCATTCGGTGAAGCACCCTGAGGTCAGGGATCAGCTCGTCGCGGCCTACGAACGGCGCCGACCGCGGGTACTAAGGGTTCCGTCCGTTCCTACCGCACTCGCGAACGATGCTGACCTGAGCGTCCTGGTGGCGTTCCGGGACGACACCGAGGATCAGCACCGGACGAAGCTGTGGGACGTCATCCAAGGACTGCTGGCGAGCCAGCTGCCGCAGGCCGAGGTGGTCGTCGAGTCGGACGACGGGACGCCGTTCTGCAAGACCGCCGCGCTGAACCGCGCCGCTGCGCGTGCTAGTGGCTCCGTGTTCTACATCCTCGACGCCGACTCCTGGGTCCCGGCGTATCAGGTACGGGAGGCGCATCGCTGGATCGTGAACGGCAAGGCGTGGGCGAAGCCCTGGAACATGAAGTACAAGCTCGGTCCCGACGCCACCGCCGAGATACTCCAAGGCGGCTGGGACGGCGCCTACAGAGCCGAATGGCGACGGGGCCTGGAGCATCAGGGCGGGTATCTGCCGGCGCCACCGTTGCTCGTATCGCGGGCTGCGTTCGAGGAGGTCGGCGGTCTGGACGAGCGGTTCAACGGTTGGGGTTCGGAGGACGTGTCGTTCTCCCAATCGCTGCAGGCCTTGTTCGGCAAGCCGATGATGGGACGCGGCGGGTGTGTCCATCTGCATCATCCACGCATCGGCCGCTCGGGGAACGACCGGTGGGAAGGTCAGACGGAAGAGGACTACGCACGTTCCCTGGCACTCGCGGCTGAGTACCGCCGCGCCTCCCGGACCCCGATCCTCATGCGCGAGTTGATCGCGAATCGGAAGGTGACCGCCGGTGCTGGATGACGACGAGTTCGGACCGGGGCCTCACCGATGGATAACCCCTGAAGAGATAGAGGCTCTCTTCGTTGATGCCAAACCGTACAAGCGGCGCAAGCAACGGGTCTTCTGGGGCTGGTCGGACGGAGAGCACATCTTCACAGGTCTCTACCTCTTCGGCGGGCGCTTCTTCGGGATAGTCAGGCTGGCGGGGGAGCGGTCGCCGCTCAGTTGGATGGAGGGCCGATGACGTTCCCAGGTCCCGTTGCGATCGACCGGATGTTCCCCGACTCTGCGCTGCTCGAGGTCCGCAACCAGGACTTCGACGAAGAGGGAACGGAGGTCGCGACGTACTCGACCCTCGCGGCAGGTGTGCCGGCGCAGCTGTCCACCTCCGACGTTGTCTCCGACGACCGTACCGGCGAGGGTTCGTTCGAGATCCGTGAGCGCCGCGTCATCCTCTACGGCTGGTATCCGGACCTCGACGAGACCTCGCGGGTCACGATCGCGGGGAACACCTATCAGGTGCGCGGGGTCGCGCCGGACTCCTGGGGTATCGCCAACGACGGGACTGGCTGGACCGTCCTGATCGTGGAGGACAACCCGGTAGCGGAAGGAGTGGGTTCGTGAGCTTTCTCTCGGTGATCGGGCTCGACTCCGCCATCGCACGGTTCGTCGGCATGGCCGCTGCTTCCGAGGTGGCTGCTCCGGAGGCAGAGCGCAAGGCCGCTGAGCCTGTGCTCCACTCCGCTCAGGAACGGGTTCCCGTTCTCTCCGGAGACCTGAAAGCCACTCTTCGCATCGAGGAGCGCGAGGGCCACGCCGCCGTGGTGGCGGGGGACGACACCGTCGACTACGCGGTCTACGTGGAGTTCAACCCGGACAACGAGCCGTTCCTGCGTCCTGCCGCCGACGACGCCCACGATGAGGCCGTCAGCGAGGTCTCTACCGTGATCGCGGCGGTGATCCGGTGAGCATCGAAGCCGACATCCTGGACCACCTGCTCGCCGACAGCGACGTCACGGCGATCGTGGGTGACAGCATCTTCTCCCGCAGGCATCCGGCGAAGGTACCGGCGCCGTTCATCGTCTTCCGCCGTGTATCGACGCTGCCCACGATGTCCCACGACGGGCCGGGGCTGCGCGGGGCGCGGTTCGAGTTCGCGTGCTGGGGTGAGAACGGCACGCAGTCGGGCGAGGTGCGCCGTGCCGTTGCGCGGGCGTTCGACGTGGTCACGACCATGACGTTCAGGTCGTTCATCGAGAACGAGCTCGAAGCCGAATCGGCCGATACCGCGTTACCGCGGTCCTTCGTCGACGTCCGCATCTGGTACGACGCGGACCTCGAGTTCGTTGCCAGCTGATGGCGTCACTCGAAGTCGAAGTCCACTGGGAGCCGATGGGCGAACGGTGGAACCTGTGGTGTCCGAACTGTCTCAAGTCCACACGGGCGGAGTTCGACTTCGCGCTGTTCATGGCCGGGATGTTCGACAGGATCTTCACCCTAGAAGCGTGTTCCGACTGCGACCTACGCGGTCCGTGTCGTCCTAGCTAGCCCAGCGACCAGCTGATCCCATTCCGAAGGAGGCGCCCTTGGCGTGTCTGCGCTGTCCGCATCACGAGCAGGAACACGAGTAGAAGGAGAACGCAGTGACGACGCAAGCACAACTCGCACAAGGCATGACGATCCAGTGGGGGTCCTTCGGGGCCATCCATGAGGTCGTGAACTTCTCGTTGGGGTCCTCGGTGGATCAGGTCGAGGTCACGAACCACGACTCGGTCGGACGTGCACGGGAGTACATCGCCGGACTGTTCACCCCCGGTGAGACCACGTTCACCGTGAACTACCACGCCGCGTTCCACGGCGAGTTGGTGGACTCGGCAGGGTTCTCCAACATCGTCAAGGTGCTGTCGGTCACGCTTCCGGACTCATCGGACACGTTCGAGGTCAACGCCTGGGTCAAGGGCTTCAACCTCCCCGGTCCGGCGACGGGCGAAGCGCTGACGATGGACATCATCTTCCAGACGACCGGTCCCGTCTTCCGCGCGAGCTCGTAGCCATGACGGCGCTCTCGAAGGATCAGATCCTCAGCGCGAACGATGCCGACTTCGAGCTGGTCGACGTGCCCGAGTGGGGCGGCAAGGTCCGCGTCAAGACCCTCACCGGCGACGAGCGGGACGCCTACGAGCAGTCCTTGATCGACCAGCGGGGGAACGTCCTCGGACCGAAACTCGCCGGCGCTCAGGCACGGCTCGTCGCGCTCACAGCGGTCGACGACGACGGCAAGCGGCTCTTCGCCGATGCCGACGTCAAGGCGCTCGGGGCGAAGTCTGCCCAAGCACTCAACCGCGTCTTCGAGGTTTCCATGCGGCTGTCTCGACTGACCCAGCAGGACGTCGAGGCGCTCGTGGGAAACTCCAACGGCACCCAGGACGAGAGTTCTACTGCTTCCTAGCCCTGTCCTTCGGGTGCCCGAACGTGGATGAGTTCTTGAGGGGTATCTCCTCACGCCAGGTTGCGGAGTGGGAGGCGTATTTCACGCTGCAACGACGCCGCGAGAAGTCGGGCGGTCAGACCCCTGCTGAGAAGTTCCGGCAGTGGGCCGAGGCCCAGGAGGCGTAATGGCGACCGTCTCCGAGATCTGGGTCAAGGTCAACGCAGACATCACGGGCCTTCAGCGCGGACTCCTCACGTCGGGGTCCGAGCTGAAGGCCTTCTCTGCGACTGCAACGAAGTCCGTTGCGACGACGAACGCCGCCGGGGCGAAGCTCGGGAGTTCGTTCTCCGGTGTCAGCGCGACGCTGTCGAAACTCGCGCCGGCGTTCATCGCGATCGGCGGACTTGCGGTGGCGGGGATCGTCAAAGGCATCTCGGCGACGACCCAGTGGGCCTCCGAAGTTCGCTCGCTCCAGAGGGTCACAGGACAGACGGCGGAGTCCGCTTCTGCGCTCGCCGGTGCCGCGGCGCAGCTGGGGATCCCAGTGTCCCAGTTGACGACGGGGTTCGGGCTGCTGTCGAAGAACATCGTCAACGGCTCTGTCGGTCTCACGAAGTACGGCATCGCGACACGGGACGCCAGCGGCCAGATCCTTCCCTTCGACGATGTCCTCGGGGCCATCTCGGACCGCTTCAACTCGCTCCCCACGGCGATGGACAAGGCCGCGTTCGCGCAGAACGTGTTCGGCAGGTCAGGGAAGACCCTGATCCCGATCCTGTCCCAGGGTCGGGCGGGGCTCGCCGCGCTCGAGGCCAAGGCCAAGGACCTTCACCTCGTGCTGTCACAGCAGGCGTTGGACGATGCGAAGAACCTGAGCCTGGCGGAGCGGCAACTGGGGCTCGCGTTCAAGGGCGCGTCCATCTCGATCGGTCAGGCGTTCATCCCCATCGCAACGCAACTCGTCCATGCGCTCACGATCGTGGTTGACGTCATCGCGTCCATCCCCCAACCCTTGAAGCTTGCCATCCTTGGGTTTTCTGTGCTCACCGGAGGCATCGCAGCGGCGGTGAAAGTTGGCGGGTTCTTCGCCGACACCTGGAAGAAGGTCCTCGGGGTTGCCGGGAACACGGCCGAACTGAACCAGGCCGCGCAGAGCGCCGGGAACGTCACGGACGCCTTCAGCCAGATCTCCCAGGAGCTCGCGAACTTCGCGAACATCGCTTCGGCCGTCCGCGGTTCCACGATCGCCGCCACCGCTCCTATCGCCGCGATGGGCGTCAAGGTCAACACCGAGGCGGACGCTGCGCTCGCGGCCTCACTCGCCAACACGAAGTTCGCGAAGGCTACCTCGGGACTGATCGTGCCAACGTCGGAACTGGCGACGGTCTCCAACCACGCCGCGGAGGGCATCACCGCTACCGGCGCCGCGGCGAGTGGCATCACGTTCGCGGGCGCCGCGACGGCGTTAGGTGCGTTGGCCGTCACGGTCGGATTCGTGGTCGTGCAGATTAAGGACGCTAAGGACGCGCTCAACCAGTTCTCGGCGAGCGTCGCCGTGAAGCTCGGGCAACTGGCGCAGGGCGGGATCTTTGCGAAGGCGATCCGCGAGCAAGCCGCCCGGCCGCTCCCGACGCAGGCCGCACCCGGGGCTGGACCGGGTCTGGGCAATGGCTTGTTCCAACAGGTCCAGCAGACCAAGGCAGCCCAACAGGCGCTCGAGGAGTTCCGCCAGGCTCAACTGCTGGCCGCTGGGTCGTCGACCGCGCTCGCTACGTCGATCAAGGGCATCCTGAAACCTGTCACGGATATGCAGACCCCGACCAAGGATGTCGCTGGGTTGCTGTCGCAGTTGAACGTCGCGAGCACGAAGGCCACAGGTGGGCTCGACCATCTCACGGCGGTCTCGGGTCAGGACTTCTCCTCCATCCGCGACGACCTGCTGAAGGCGATCAACGACCCGAAGACCACCGTCGCGCAGCTGCCCTCCATCTTCGGCGGTGCTCTTGCCAAGGTGAAGGAACAGATGAACGCCTGGCACGACTCGATCGTGTTGAACTTCGGCGGGGCGCAGGCCGCAATGTCGCAGTTCCTGGGGCAGGCTGCGGGGAAGGGTCCGGACAAGGTCAGCTTCAACAACCTCACGGAATCCCTGAAGACCACCCAGCAGCAGTTGCACACGTGGTCCCAGGACTTCGCGACGATCCTCCAGGAGAGCGGCGGCAAGGCGAAGACATTCCTGCAGGACATGAGCGCGAACGGGTTGGAGTCTGTCGGCATCCTGCAGGTGGTGGCAGATCAGCCGAAGAAGATACGGGACCAGTTCCTCAAGAACTACAACGACGTCAATAAGTCCACGAACACCATCGCAGACCAGATCACGACGGCCTTCGGCAAGGCTGCGGACCGCATCGTCCTGCAACTGAAGAACATCGTTCGTGCCATCCAGGGACTCCCTCCCATCAAGCCGAAGACCGACACGTCGGCGCTCGATGCGCTGATCGCGAAGCTCCGAACAGCGGCAGGGCTCGCCTTCCAGATCTCGCAAGGCAACAAGCCCGGGACCGGGCCCGTGAGTCCCCGGCAGATCCCTCATAGCGGAGGGCTCATAACACGAGCCGGGCTCCGGAAGTTCCACGCCGGCGGAGCCGTAGGGCGGATGCACGATGGCGCGTTGGCCACCACGAGGCTGAAGCCGAAATACCGTGCGCCGTTGTTGCCAACGGGGCCTGGCCAATACGACAAACTCAAGCCTCGTTATTCCACGCCGCGCGGGCATGGCCAGATGTGGATGAACTGGTCGTCGAAGATCGGGGAGCTCCATCCCGCCACCGCGATCGGCTTCTGGAATCGTCGTCTCGGCGGTAAGTACGTGTTGGGTCAACATGCCAATCCGAACGTGGTGGCATCCTGGGACCTCCCATCATCCTCGGGCTACAACGCGGAGACGTTCCCGTGGGGTGACCCGTTCCACATCAAGTTCAACGCGGGCATGTACAAGCTGATGCACAGTGACAACAAGGGCTGGAACAACCCTTACTTCTGGAACGCGGAAACCCGTAGCCTCGCGCATGAGATGGGGCATGCGTTCGGCCTGGCTCACGTTCCCACCACTGCGAACCTGATGTCGGGGATCGGTGGCGACTATCCGTGGTTCATCAACGCCAACCAGGTTACGAAGATCAAAGAGCGGCTGGCCCCTCGCATGCACGGGGGCGGTCTCGCTGCGGATGAGGTGCCTGCTGTTCTGCAGGTCGGCGAGTTCGTCATGCAGAGGAGCGCCGTCGACAAGATCGGCCTGTCGAACCTCTTCGCGATGAACCGGATGCATTCCGGCGGTGCCGTCGTTCCTCCGGGTGCTTCTCCGGTCGGTAGCGCTGGGATGGACGAGGCCGCGATGGAGCGGGCCTTCCGACGTGCGCTGCGGGCGGAGCGGGAGAAGCTCTACGTCGACCGGAAGCGGTTCGGTAGGAACCTCGACGAGGCTGTTTTGACTGACGGGCACTGGTGATATGTGGACCGTCTCGATACTGAACCTGAACGGTTCCACCCGCGTCGCGGACCTGCCGTGGTCGTCGCTGTCGTTCACCCACGTCCTGAACGCACCGGGCGCCTGCGAGATAGGGGTCAGTATCGCCAAGGTGTCCCGGGCCGACATCGAGCCGGGCCAGTCCGACTACGTCATCAAGCAGGACGGGACGATCCGGGCCGAGGGCCGTATCTGGAACGCCCGCGTCGATACGAACGCCAGCACACTCACGGCCTCCATCACCGGTGAGGGCATCGCGGGGATCCTCGCACGCCGGCTCGTCGATTGGGAGGCGCGGTACGAACCGGTCACCGAGTCACCGACGAACATCAACACCCTCTACGCCATCTCCCAGGAGGACATCCTGTGGGACCTCGTCGAGCGGACCCAGGCCGAGACCGGAGGCGACCTCGGCATCACGCAAGGTGCGCACACCGGCGGGACACACAACCGTCGCCGCTGGTACTGCGCGGAGGACGGAGTCTTCCTCGCGGATGTCTTCGATGACTTCGCGTCGCTCTCGGACGGTATCGACTGGGCCATCTCCCCGACGCTCACCGACTCGGGGTCTCGGGAGCTCGTCACGTTCAACCCTCACCGGGGAACGGACCTGTCGGGCTCCATCGTGCTCGACGGCGCGGTGTACCTGGACACGCTGAGCTACGAGATAGATGCGGGTCAGATCGTGACGCGGGGACGGTCGGTTGCCGAGGGGGACTGTGACCCTCCGATGGGTGACGTGACCGACGCTGGCGCTCTCGCGGACTACGGGCTGCTCGAGGATTTCGAGGGTGCCAACTCGGACCAGGTCGATGACGCCGGCGAGCTCGCGGCGATGCTGCTGTCCCCACATCCGGTCGTCGGGATGGACGTCACCTACGAACTGACCGATGGTCCGGCGATCGGGGACTTCGACGTGGGTGACCGTATCCGTGTCGTGGACGCGAACCGTCCCGGCTGGCCGCTGGACATCATCGGCCACGTCCAGGAGGTCGAGGTCTCCGTCCAGCTTCCCGATGCGACGGATGAGACCACGTTCGTTCGGGTGAACGTCTCCGAGTGGTTCGAGGAGACGTCGTAAATGGATACCCGCTATCCGCGCCACAAGAAGATCAAGCACCCGAAGGCCGACGCACGCCACCGGAAGCGTTACCGCCGCCACAAGCACAACCCGTGCCCGCACGCCCCGCGCCAGCTGAACTCGGCAACCGAGCTCGTCGGGACGTTCTTCAAGCATCCGGGCCGCAAGCGCCACAACCACTGGAACGCGAAGTTCCGCTGGACCGAGGTCAACGTCGACTCGGACGGGTTCCCACTGATCGTCCTGCGCTATCGGGTGGAGATCGATTACTCGGCCGACGGGATTGACTGGTTCCTCGCCTCGCGGCACACGGTCTCGGCGAAGGACGATTTCGACGCTAACCACGCCGACCACCTCATCATCCACCACATCCACGGACGCCTGGCCTACCGCTTCCGGGTGCGTGCGGAGTCACGGGATTGCAAGGCCGACTGGTCCGGCTACTACGTCCTCGGCACACCCGACGACACGCCGCCGGCGCCGCACGACGTTCGTATCCTCCGGGCCTCACACGGTATCCGCGTCCGTTGGCATGCGCCGGTCGATGTCGAGGACGACGAGATCTTCGATCAGGACATCGCCTACTTCGTGGCGCAGATGTGGACGAACCCCGACTTCGGGCCGTCGCTCTCGTTCACGGCATTGGCGTCCAACGACACGTTCACGACCTCGGCCCACGGGATGTCCGACGGGGATACCGTAATGCTCTCGGGGACCACGGGAGGACCGACCCTTCCCGGCGGGACGCGACCCTGGAAGGTCTACCACGTCGACGTCCTGTCCTCGACGACGTTCAAGCTCGTCACGGAGGAGTCGGGCCTACCGATCAACCTGACCACGAACGGTGACGGTCTTGTCCATGTCGGTCTCGCCCGGACGGCACGTCACGTCCATCGGCACCATCACCGGTTCCGCGTGGACCCGGACCAGTACGACGAGGACGTCAAGTTCTACGTGCGCGTGCGCTCGCATTCGGATCACCGAGCAAAGTCGGCGTGGATCCCGGCGACCGCTCCAGAGCCGAACGACGACCCCGACGCCACCCCGACGGGTCGTCGGCCGCTGTGGCATCGACATGGAGGTCTGACGTTCACCATCCCCAATGCGGTTCAAGAGAAGATCTATCGGGTGCCGCATCGGATGGAGGACGACTACATCATCCGGCGTGTGACGGCAGCGGCGGACCGTGTCGGCACGGGCGGGTCGACGCACTTCGACATCAAGATCAACGGCGGACCTTACGTCTTCGCGCTGACCGGGGCCGACCAGGTGAAACTCAACGCCAACGACCACGATGGCACCTCGAAGGCCATCTCCAACAACCTGTTGAGCCGTGGCGACCACATCAGGGTCAGGTGCACACAGGTCGCGCCTGTCCCCCCGCGGGACGTCACGATCCACATCGTTGCCGACCGTCTGGCACCGCGTGAGCTCGCTGCGGTCGATTCGGGTGGGGGAGGCGGACTGAACCTCACGCTGTTGTCGGCGAAGGGCAGGTCCCAGACGACCAGCAACCTCTACAGCGTGAACGAGGATGCGTCCGGGGAGACGTCCATCGGGGCCATCGGATTCGCGATGACATCCCTGGCCCAGGATCCGACCACGGGCATCCTCTACGGGTCGACGTCCACGAACAGCTCCGCCCATCCCAAGTCCCTGGTGACGGTCGACCCCGTCACTGGCGCGGGGACCTTCATCGCCGCATTCTCGAGCGGTTTCGCGATGCCCGGTCTCGCCATCGCTGATGACGGCACCTTCTACGGGGTGAACACGAACAACCCCGGCGGTGGTGCTGATTTCTCGTCCATCGACCCGTCCACCGCCGTCGAGTCGGTGATTGGGAGTGCCACGATCGGGAACGCTGGGACGGGGCTCGCGTTCGACGGCGACGGGGTCCTGTGGGGTATGGATTACGCTGACATCGGGACCATCGACCTCGGGACCGGGGTGTTCACGTCGGTCTACGCGGTCACCGGGTTGAGCGGATCCGCGATCCTGGGTTTGACGTACCTCGACGGTCTGCTCTGGGGCCTCGACCCGGCCGCCTCGAACACCAGTAGCCTGTTCACCGTCGATCTTGCCACGGGCACCATCTCGATCATCGGCACGGTGGCGACGACGTACCTCGACGCGCTCACCTGGCTCTCGACCTGATGGTTGCGGTCCTCGGAACGTTCGTCGGCGCGTCGACGGCGACCGGCACCGGCGACGACACGGTCTCGGACACCCTGAGCGTTCCCGGCGGGACGAGCGACGGGGACATCATGCTCCTGTTCAGTCACGGGCCCCACACCGCGGTTCCGACCACGGGGACCTGGAAGTTCGCGACCAGCAACCTCGTCTGGAGGATCGCCAGCAGCGAGCCCGGGTCCTATGACCTCGGCGACGCCGACAACGTCGCGATACTGCTCGTGTATACCCCGTCGGGATCGCTGCCGGCGGGGTTCCCGGGGTGGAACGTCGACGATGTGTTCTGGGCGGAGCAGGGCAGCAATACCAGTCCTACACCTAACAACCCGTTCAGCGACACGGAGAGCTATCCCGTCGTGACCGATGTCACGACGCCGCCGACATTGCCCGTCGGTGCCTTCCAGGCGGACCAGTGCATCGACATCTGGGCGGTCCGTCTCTACAACACCGCCGCAACGCCGAGCTGGTCGAGCCTGACGACGGACACGTTCCGGTCGTCGCTCTTGAGTGCTCTGGTTCAGAACGCTACGAAGATCTGGACCGTCCAGGCGGCGGACAACCTCTCGGCCATCGCGGACGCCTCATACGACGTGTCCGGCCTGACGACGCTTGACCGGCACGACGGCGGACCGGCACGCTACATCCCTCGGTGGTTCACACCCGAGACGCCACCGCCACCGAGGCGCTCCGGGTTCGCCGATGGTTACTGGGGCGTCCTGCTCGGTGAGGGATCGACCGCGACCGCGCCTGTTACTCCGCACTTCCCGGAGCTGGCCGCGTACTCGCTCTACCAGGGCGCACAGGCCACGGACCACGACGTGCCCTATCCCACGGGCACGGTGCCGGGGGATCTGCTCGTCATGTTCGTCGGCACGAGCGTCATCGGCACGACCCGGACGACCGGTACGGCTACGACATGGCTCGGGCGCGTGCGCGGGGTCGGCTACGCGGAGGGGCAGGTCCTTTGGGCCAGCCCGGTCGTGGGAGGCGAGGATCACGTCAACATCGACTTCGCGGGTGCGACGACGTCGCGCCTGCTCGCCATCACGCTGCGCTTCACTCCCGACCCGGGGATGATCTTCTTCGGCGTCGACAACCCGTTCTACATCGATCCGTCTGGCCAACTCCAGAGCGGGTCGGCACCGGACTACGACGGCTACGGGCTCACGAGCGCGAACGGTACCGGGGACTTCACCCTTTCACCGACGAAGCTAGAACTGGACGAGTCGCTCTACCAGGACAACCCGCCGGCCTACGACCACACCATCGCACCCGCTCAAGACCTCCGTTGGCTGCAGGCACTCATCCTGAGCAACTACGACAGCACGAACGGCGGCGATCACGGAGGTGATAACGCTCTTCCCTCGACGCCGTCCGGGTGGACGCTGCTCGATCAGGTCGAGGATGTAGCGGGTACGAACACCGAACTGCGTCTCGGGGTCTATTACCGCGAGCAGCACGCGAACGAGGTGACCTTCCCCTCGGTGACTGTGCTGAACGACAACTACGTCGCCATCGGCGGCATCGCCGGATACGTGTTCGAGGAGTAACGGGAGGGCAGCATGACCGAGCGTTTCCAGTTCGCACGCGCCGAAGGCGACGGGTTCTGGGGTTAGGGAGGTTCCGATGTCGATCAAGTATCAGTTCGCGCAGGCGGATGGAGCGCCCGACTGGACGGTGGGTAAGGAGCAGTTCGACCCCGTCTGGGACAACGCCCGTGACCGTCTGCGCTTCCACCGAGGCCAGAAGTTCACCGTGGAGAAGCGGCCGGATGGCGCGAAGCACACGGTGACGCTGGGCGAGGCCAAGGCCGACCTGAAGACCCGGCTTGACCAGAACGACACCGACGTGAAGTTCATCGTCCGGAGCCTCAGCGACGGGTTCGCGCTGGCGTTCCGGAGGCACCAGACCGTCGAGCCCGGCGGGATCCAGGTCCTCACCGTCGCTCGTTCACTGGTCGCTACCCCGTACATCTTCGGTGTGAATGACTGCTCGTGGCTCTCGAAGTTCACCGTCAACGAGGTGGAGCCCAGCATCGACCTCCCGCACAACGCGCACCTGCAGCACATCGACGCGATCACCGTGGAGATCACGAAGGCACAGCTCCTCCCCGGCGACCTGCTGTTCCACCACGGTGACGAACACGTCTCCATCTACGAAGGCAACGAGCTGTGGGCCGACGGCAGCGTGTGGGACACCGAACCCCACGACACACAGGCTCCTCGAGGCTGGCCCACGGCGATGCTCGGCACAGGTGTCCGTCGGCGTCCGATGACCCAGAACTACTACTGCGACTGGCAGAACGTGAACGGCATCTGCCGCATCGTCAAAGTGAACGGCAACCCCTGAGTCCCCCTAAGGAAGGTGGCGATGTCGAACGAAGCATCTCGTGCGAGTGAACCAGCGGGCGCGGCGACCGATGCTTTCGGGCGCGCCGTGCTGGATCCCACCAAGAACGTCCTCGACTTGGTCGAGGCTGCCATCAAGCGACAGGACGACCTGCGTGGGGAAAGTGACAAGCACCAAGAGCAGATGGCGGCTCTGCGCCATTCTCATCAGGACCAGCTAGCGAGCCTGCGGGCCGAGTACGACGACAAGCTCCGCAAGGCAGAGTCCGAGCGCATCGACGCCATCCGTGCCGTAGACGTTGGGAACGTCGCAGCGGCCGCAGCGGTGTCGGCGACTCAGGCGACCACACTTGCCGCTCAGGTTGCGACGTCCGCCGAGACGCTCCGTAACCAGGTCGCGGCGGCGGCTACCGCATCGACCGTTGCTCTCGGTGCCGCCCTGGATCCAATCCAGAAGGACATCGCTGATCTGCGCCGTGCGCAGTACGAACAGCAGGGCCAGAGAGCCCAGGTGGTCGAGGGTCGCGAAGTAAGCGGCGCGCGTGGAGCGAACATCGGGCTGTGGATCGCAGGCGGCGCCGCGATCATCGGATTCTTCCTAACCGTGGCCGCGATCGTCGTGACCATCATCTTGAAAGGCTGAGGATGGATCACGGACTCGGACGCAAGCCGCAACCGCTCGACCTCCGGGACTTCCACGTCTCGCGTATCCCGTTCTACGGACCCGCCCGCGGGGCGACACGGCAGTTCTGGACGATGGGCGGGGGCGCCATGCGACTGGACCAGGGCCAGACGGGCACCTGCGAGGGGAACGCCTGGACGAACTGGCTGATCGCCGGACCTGTGGTTCACCCCGACGTCGCCGCGTTCGCGGACGCGGGTGTCGCGGAGACCTGGGCGCGGAAGCTCTACGTGGATGCGACCGGGGACACGTCGCTGCAGCAGGGCGCGTACACCCGTCAGATCCTCAAGGTGCTCAAGACCCGCGGTGAGATCGGAACCTACGCCGCGATGTCTACGGCCGACGAGATCGTGAACGCGCTCCTGACGGTCGGCCCGGTCTGCCACGGGTCCGACTGGTACGAGTCCATGTTCGACCCCATCTCGAAGTACGGGAACAGCTACCTCGTCGTGGATGAGTCCTCCGGAGTAGCGGGTGGTCACGCCTACTGTTTGACAGCCGTCGACCTCGCACCGGCCGATGGTCCGGCCTACGTCCGTGTCGAGAACAGCTGGGGTTCGGGCTGGGGTCACAACGGCACCGCACGGCTTTCGATAACTAACCTCCATCGCCTGTTCGTCGGCGATGCGTGGACCGCCACGGAACAACCCTTCTAGCGCTGGCGTCTGGAGACGCGCTTCATGTCGAAGAAAGCCTGGATCGTCCTGCTCTGCGTCGTCATCATCGTCCTGGTGTTCTGCGGTGTGCCGCGGGTTACGCGGGCCGCGAGCTCGAACGCAGGCTGGATCTCGTCGACCTGCTACAGCCACTCCGTACCAGATGACCCGCTCGTCTACCCGAACCAGCCTGGAGCGTCGCACCAGCATGACTTCGTAGGTGGACTGAACACCGATGCATTCTCGACCCCGGATTCCGTTCGTGCCGGTGGCACGTGCTCAGGGATGTCCAGGGACACGGTCGCCGAGTGGGTGCCGGCGCTCAGCACGTCGACGAAAGGCACCATCGTCCCGAGCGCGAACAAGGACCGCGACGTCCTGACCTACTACCGCAACCCGAGCGGGATCAGGAATGTTCAGCCGTTCCCCGATGGCTTCGGCATGATCGTGGGCAACGCCCACGCGGTCTCGCAAGCGGACAACCCCGCGATCGCGGCCCAGCACCTCTGGTGGAAGTGCGGCCCCGGAGGCAACACGCATCTATCCATCCCGCCGTCGTCGTGTCCGTCTGGGTCGTACATGGTCATCGTGTTCACGTTCCCGCAGTTCTGGGACGGCATCCAGACCCCGGCCACCGATCAGCTCGGTCACATGAGCTACACCCGCGACGCGGCGCACCCGATCATCCTCCCGCGCCTGCAGATCTTCGTCCGTTACTCGCAGGCCACCGGGACGATCGGGACGGTCTCGCAAGCCAGCGGCCCTTGGTACACGGCGCACATCGACTACTGGTCAACCTGGGAGTCGGCCGCGTTCAACTCGCTACTCGCCCGGTGCATGAACGCCGGCGTGGATTGCGGGACGGACCCAAGTCCTTAGGGGTGCGGTACCGCTCCGGCCTTGTGAGATTGGCGAGCACGGTGGTGCTCGTGCTCATCCTCGTCACGGCGGTGTGGGCTACGCCGAGGCGGGCGGAGCGGAGCCTGTTCGGTCTGACGAACCATGAGCGCACCGTCCGTGGGATCGGCACGGTCGGTTGGGCGAAGAACCTTCACCGCGTAGCGCGGGCATGGTCGGTTCACCTTGCGACGTTCCATCACCTCGCCGACCCCGAGAAGGTCTACTGCAACTATCAGGGCGCGAACGTCGGCGTCTCCACCACGATCGGAGCCATGCACAACGCATGGATGGCTTCTCCGGCGCACCGCGTCAACATCCTTGACCCGCGGTTCCATCGCTTAGGCGTCGGAACGATGCGGGACGCGGCCCACGACCTCTGGGCGACGGAGATCTTCTGTGGATGAAAGGAGCTGATGCCTAACGACGTGACTCGTTTCCGACGCTGCGGATAGCCCGCAGCGCGACGGAAGGAGTCCGCCTATGCGGCGCTTCGTAGCAGTTCTCACCCTCGGCGTCGTCTTCCTGGCGGCGCCTTCTGCATCTGCACACTTCATCGGCGACGTGGGCTTCCGAGCGGCACCGCCGACGCACCACCATCACTGGCACCCCCTCGCGGCGCAGACGGGCATCCTCGCGCCGGAGCCATCCCCAACTGCTCAGTCGTCCTATCCGGCGATCCTCGGCGGCGGCGCGTTCCAACTCTCGGCCGTCCAAGTGGCGGGCTACGCCCGCGGAGCGGGGTTCCCGGAGTCGGTCATCCCGACGATGGTCGCGATCGCGGCGCGTGAGTCCGGCTTCAACGCACACGCGATCAACTTGAGTAGCGGCGCGTGCGGACTGTGGCAAATCTACGTGTGCCCCGGTATCCAGGCCCTCGATCCTGCAGTCAACGCTGCGCTCGCCTATGCGAAGTACCGAGCCTCCGGCCTCGCGCCGTGGGGATTCTGAGAAGGGAGAACACATGCAAGGCTTCGCAGTCGTACTGGCCGTCATCCTCGGCCTGTCGCTGACCACCACGAAGGTGGTCGACTTCGTCCGCAACCTGCCGATGTTCAAGGACAAGTTCGTCGGGTCGTGGATCTGGAACGCGCTCGCGTTCGTCGTAGGAGTCGTGCTCTGCGTCGGCTGGCAGCACTCGTTCATCAACGACCTGTTCGCACAGGTGCCGGCGCTCTCGACCGTTCACTTGGACGGGAACGGCGGGTATCTACTCTCTGGTCTGATCGTCGGTGGCGGTGCTGGCTTCTTCCACGAGCTCCTCGACGCTCTGTCGAGCGTGGCGAACAGCAACAACGCCCCATAGACGTCCCTCGCCGGACGGTGGACCCCCTGGCTTCGGCCGGGGGGTCCTCTTTCTTGCCAATAGTCTTGACAACCCAGCGGGCCGTCCCTAGTATCCCGCCTGCGATGCCAACCACGACCCGCAACACCGTTCGGCAGATGACCCTCCGGGGTCGGAATCCTCGGCAGATCGCCGCCAAGCTCGGCATCTCTACGCAGGCCGTGTACGACCATCTGAAGCGTCTACGGGGGGATGGCCTACTTCCGCCCCAAACCAACGGAGGGACCGAAACAAAGCGGTTTAGCAAGGGTTCAGAGGAGGGCGCGGCATGAGCCTGGACACGGCTTACCGGCCCTGGGTTCCGGAGCTTCCTCCGATCCACAATCTGACGGCTCGCGAGGTTCAGGTTCTCCAAGCTGCAGCCGATGGGGAGAAGGTCATCGCCACGGCCCGCCATTTGAATATGGCGCCGGGGACGGTCAAGACACACCGCTCGAACATCGGCCGGAAGTTGAAGGTTCACACGACCGCCGCTGCCGTGGCGACGGCCCTGAGAAAGGGGATCATCCAGTGAAAGCATTCGCGCTGGCACTCGGCGTCGTCATCCTGACGGCGATCGCCGCACAAGCATCGGACAACATCATCCCGTGGGAGGGGAACGGATCGGAGAACCTCCCCTGTAGCGAGGGTGGTCACTGGGTGCTCGCACCCGCCTTCGGGATCGACTCGGCCGTCCTCACCGTGAACGGCGTCGACTACACGATGACGCAGAACGGCAACGGTTCGTGGTCCGCGGATTCCTCCGGAGCACTCGATGAGAACACCACCGCCTACGTCACGTTCACCGGAGCAGGCGACGAGCGAGACCACCTCCAGCTGTCGCATTGCACCGAGACGTCGCCGTCACCATCGGAGAGTCCATCCGAGACCCCATCCGAGACCCCGAGCGAAACACCGTCCGAGACGCCCTCGGAGACGACGAGCCTGATCCCGCCGACCTCGGGAACCTCGAGCCCATCGGCGAGCGTTCTGGGGAACCGTCCGGGTACCTCGATCCCGCCGACCGCATCGACGGGTGGCGACTTCAAAACTCCGCTCGCCGTCGGTGGCGGACTGCTGGCGCTCGGTCTGCTCTCGCTCGGTGGTCTGTACCTGCTTCGCCGGAAGGTCGGGGAGTCGGCATGACCGCCGTCATCAAGACCATCGACGAATGGAGCGATACGGCCTACCTCGTCCTCATCGGCGGGACGTGTCCGGTGTGCTTCGTGACCGGACCCCACAAGCACCGGATCGACCCGCTGACGGGTGAGTTCGACGTAGACGCGGAGCGGGTGACGCTCTGATGGTCGAGACACGCGACTCGAAGCAGGCCAAGAAGCTGGGCGCGCTGAGTGAGTACCTCAAAGCATATTCCCGCGTGCTCCAGGCAGAGCGGAAAGCGAAGCTGGCGGGAGCCACCGAACTCGACATCTCGAACGCTCAGAAGTTCATCGACGACACGGTGGAGCGTCCATGAGCACGACTGATTGGGTCGCGCTTCGCAAGCCCTTCGACCCGAAGCAGGTTACTCAGGTCGACAAGGGCTTCGGCAAGATCGACACGGTCAATCACGCCCACGTCACCAACCGTCTGAACCACGCGGCTCCGGGCTGGACACACGGCTTCTCTCGTTGGATCGAGGCGCCCGGCAAGGACGGCATGACGCACCTTCTCGCCGTCATCGGCTGGATGGAGATCGACGGCATCCGTCACGAAGAGGTCGGCGAGGTCGAACGGCCCTCGACATACGGTGACGAGGCGAAGAAGGCCGTGTCGGACTTCATCAAGCGTGCCGCGATGCGGTTCGGTGTCGCCATCGATCTTTGGGCGAAAGAAGAACTCGAAGCATCGGCAGAGACCGAAGGGCCGGCGCCCTCATCGCCGCCGGTACCGAAGCAGGCGCCCTCCGAACCGAAGCCGCCTGCCTCTGTCGAAGGGGGGCCGACGCCTGCCATCTCCGGCGCGCCCCCCAACCCGTCCCCATCGGAGGATGCCCCGGTGTCCTCCGATGGGGACTCATCGTCTGCGGCCCCTAACGCTGCAGGCACGGAGGCTGGGGGTGCTCGACAGGAGCCTAGCGGCCACGGGGAAGGACCGTCCGGTTCCGAGGGGAGCCCTCAGCCTCCCACATCTCGTCACGACGCGCTCTGGGATCAGCTCGTCCAGTTCGCCGGGACGAAGCGCAAGGCCCTGAACGCCGTCAACACGACGATGAAGGCTAGCTACACGGAACCGCACATCGCCGACATCCCGCCTGACGATCTGGAGCACACTCTCGTCGCGTTCATGCAGCGGGAGGGTGTCGCGTGATCGCGCTTTCACGGCTTGAGTCCTGGGCCATCGTCGGCGTCCTGATCCTTGCGTTCTTGATCTGGCTCTACGCGCTGATGAAGACATCGAAGCAGGCGGACGCGTTCATGGATCAACGGTGGCTCGAGAAGCAGTGGCTCAAGGAGTTCTCGGAGGCCGGGGTGGCTACGGGCCTTGCGGCTGGCGACCGAAACGAAACCGGTTCGATTCCGGCGGGCGCGGACACGTCCGCGGGCGTGGCTCCGGCCTCCGAGCTTTATGACCAGGACGACTTCGATGGCTGACAACCGCATCCTCTCGAAGGACGCCTGCCCGGTGTGCGGCCGGTTAGGTGATCCCCATGCGGATTGGTGCGCCGGGGTTACGGCGCGACTGGAACGTGAATCGCGACAGTTCGAAAGGAGCAGGTGATGGACGGAGGTTACGTAGTCGCACCGGAAGGAACCGACGTCGAACTCGGCAACGGCGTTCGGCACATCGCGCAGCTGGAGAACGGCGAGGTGTTCGTCGCGTTCGAGGGTGACCGGCCCTGCGCCGGCGCGCTCCTGATCCCGGCCGAGGACTCACTGCCGTGGTGGTGGCACAAGGTTCGCACCGTCGCACCGAGTGGCCCCGAAGCGTTCTACATCGTCACAGCCGAGCAGTTCGAGAACCTCACCACCGGCATCATCGCCGCAGCGACACGGTTGAGTAGCGGCAACGTCCTCGTCCAGACCAACGGCCACCTGATCCTCGGAGCCATCTGGGGTTCGGTGGCCGTGTCCTACATCGACGAGCGGCTCGCGACGGTATGAGCGTCGGCGAACAGCTGAAAATGTCGGGGATGACGCTGGCCGACCTCGCGGCCTCCGTCGACTGGAAACACCGCTGGGACATGGCGATCCGGTATCTCGCACTTCGTGGTGAGCCGTTCACCACCGATGAGATTAGGGAGATCGCGGGACCACCGGAGGACCATCCGAACGCGGCTGGCGCTCGGCTGAACTCGGCGGCGCGTCAGGGCTGGATCCGCTCGATCGGCTACCAGAAGTCCACGAGGGACACGCTCCATTCCCACCCGCTGACGCTGTGGGTGGGCGCGTGATCGTCGACGGCCAAATGGAGGCGCTGACGGAGTTCAAGGATTCCGTCCGCCATCTCATCATGCTCGGTGCGAGTGCTCCCGGGCTTGAGTCGCTGATTCGGTGCGACTTCGAGATGGCTGATCGGCTGTTGAACGTTCACCACCGGACCTATGAACGCCGCGGCTACGAACTTCCGGAGGACCTGACCGTCCTGTGTGTGGCGTGCCATACGGCCGTTCATCTCGTCGTTGATGCTCGGGCTGGCAAGGTTCGTCCCCTACTGAGGCGCGTGTATGAGTGATCACATCGACTTCCGTGGGCTCGTCGCTCAGCTTGGCTGGAAATGTCTCGAGTGCGGGACCGTGTATGCGCCAAGCGTGACGGCATGCTCGAAGCCTCATGCGCCAGGCGTACCTCAACCGCAAACGCCTGATGCGCCAGCGCCTGAAGTGGCGTCTACGCCAGTTGCGCGAAAGGTTCTAAGTTCTAGAGTCTTAGACACCGACTACGCCAAAGACCCTGCCTTCGAAGAGTTCTGGAAGCAGTACCCCAGTACCCGTGACAAGGCGCGCGCGTACAAAGAGTGGCGCAAGCAACTGGCGCAAGTGGCGCAAGAGGAGCGTGCCTCTCTGGCGCAGCGCATCATCGCTGGCGCGGTTGCCTACTGCAACGATCCGAACCGTGACCCGACGAAGACGAAGTACGCCGAAGGCTGGCTAAGCGGAAAGCGCTGGGAAGACGAGATCGGGACCGTCGCCGCCCCGACCCTCGCCGCGGTGAAGACTCAAGAGCAGATCGACGCGGAACGGGAACGGCAGCGCGCTGAGGACGACGCTCGGATAGCGAAGATCCGTAACGAGGACTCGGCATGACGGCCTCGGCTCGCATCGTGTCGATGGAACGTCAGACGGTACCTCCGAGCGATCGTGCGTTCGAGGCGTGGTTCGAATGCTCGCGCTGCCGTGCTCGTGTCCATCTCGGTGATCGCTTCTGTCGTTTCTGCGGGGTGAAGTTCGCATGAGCAAGTCCTGGAGCGACGCCGAGGTCTTCGACTTCAAGCGCGAGTCGGTGGACGACGCGGCACCACCCGTCGAGGCGTGTCCCTGCTGCGGCGAGGCGCTCGACATCCGTTGGCCGGTGATCGTGCCGGAGATCGACGTCAAGAAGCTCTGGGTCCGCTGTGGGAACTGCGGTGCCTGGGTGGAGCAGCTGTGAGCGTCAAGATGCAGCTCGAAGTCTCGCGAGTCCGGCGGAGCAAGGACTACCCGTGGAAGCACCGGTCTCGCTTCGTGGCTGTCTGGCGCGGCATCATCGATGACGCCGCCTTGCGATTCGGAGACCGCCACGACTGCGGCTGTTTGTTCTTCTTCGGCAGACAGAAGTTGCTCTGCCGTGAGGATCTCAGCGCATTCCTTGCACTCCACAACGGGGGGACAGGATGACCGACACGCCGGAGTTCGTCGTCACAGAGGGACGCGCCTACCACCGCGGCGATGTCATCCTGCTGCGATCGAAGCGCGACCTCAGCCAAGCGACGAGAACTGCGTACACCGAACGTCTCGGTTCAATGTCAGGACCAAGGAGCACGAACTCGTGAAAACCGCACTAAAGGGCTGCGGCTGCGTTCCCTTCATCGTCGGCTACGGCGCCATCTACCACGCCTCGGCCTGTCGTAAGTCACCGAACGTCCGACTCGGTATCAACGAAGCCGAGGTATGGCGCGCTCAGAATCGCTCAGCCGATCAAGCCGCGAAACGGCACCCGGCATCGGGAGCGAAACGGCCGCTACGGATCGTGGAAGACGTCGCGTACATGGATCACCACTCGGACGACGACGACGACGACTTGGGTGAGGATCTCGCGTGACGAAGGCAGGCCTATTCGGCATCGCGTTGTTGGTAGGAACGTTAGCGATGGCCGTAGTCCTCACCTGGTCCTGGGAAGGGCCAGGGGTGGCCATCTTGCTCGTAGTTGGGATGGCTCTCGCAGCATTCATGGGCGTCTGTTGGGGCAGTGACGCACGGTGAGTGTGCTGCTGATCGTGACTCTTCTGGCCGGATACGCGATGTGGTACGGCGTCGGCTACTGGCATGGGCGCCTGGCAGAACGGCGGCGCCTGTGAGCAGCAGAGCCTACGTCACCGTCCGCACGGAGGAACTCGGCGAGAGGGACGACGACTTGGGTGACGAGGTATGAGCCGTCCCCTGCTGCTCGATCTGTTCTGCGGTGCCGGTGGTGCCGCCATGGGCTATCACCGAGCGGGGTTCGATGTGGTCGGAGTGGATATCAAGCCGCAGCCGCATTATCCGTTCGAGTTCGTTCAGGATGACGCGCTAGACGTAGCTCGGATGCTGGGTGACGACATCGGACTCGGTTGGTGTGATCCGGACGCCATCCACGCTTCGCCGCCCTGCCAGGCGTTCACCGACCTCAAGGACATGCATAACGCGAAGCGCCACGCAGACTTGCTAACGCCGACGCGCACGCTTCTGCAAGGGCTCGGGTTGTCCTACGTCATCGAGAACGTGGAAGGCGCACCGATGCAGCCGACCGTGATCCTCTGCGGTTCGTCGTTCGGTCTCGGTAGTGAAGGAGCGCGGTTGCAGCGCCATCGGATGTTCGAGACCTCGTTCCCGATGATGGCTCCGCCGTGCGTTCACGGTATCGCGAGCAGAGTCATCGGGGTCTATGGAGGTCACGGCAGGGACCGCCGGCGAACCGTGAACACGCAGGACTACTCGACCCAGGCTCGGCGCGAGGCGATGGGCATCGACTGGATGACGGGAGCCGAGCTATCTCAAGCCATCCCTCCCGCCTACACCGAGTTCATTGGTTCCCAACTCATTGAACATCTGGAGCGGGTGGCATGACCAAGCGTTGCCGTGAGTCGGGCTGCATCACGCGGCTGTCCTCCTACAACCCGGCCGACAGGTGCTTCCTCCACGCCGATCCGGTGTGGTACTCGCAAGGCGGTGACTCACGGCTCGGACGCTACCAAGCCAGGCGCCGGCAGGAAGAGCTCGAAGGCAAACACCCCGAAGACTTGCGACACGTCGACGGCGGCAAGGAACGGCAACTCGCGGCGCTGCGCGGAGATCTCCCGATCTGGGATGAGCTCCACCGCCGCTACAGCCAGCGGAAGCCAAGGGACGTGATGGAGGCGTAATGGCGCTCACGCGGAAGCGTCGTGCCGCCCTGGAGCTTGGACCGCTGGAGGTACGACGTGCGTTTCAGGAGCGGATCGCTTCTGCATCCAAGAGGCGCATGGGGCGCTACGTAGTGCATTTCCCTGCGGACGGGAAGGCACCGTTCGTTCTGGTCAAACGAGTGGATGGACGTGTACGGACTAGGCCTGGTGAGATCCGGACCTGCGCGAAATGCGGGGCTGAGTACTTCTGGCAGCAGGGAGCAAGGGCTGACCAGCAGCATTGTTCAAGGGCTTGTGGCAATGGCCTAGCGATGAAGAAGAAGCGGCAGGGTATCTTGGCGAAGGGTGGTCCGAAGAAGGACGCCCTGGATCGCATCTTCTCCGTCATGGTGAGGTCTGCAGGGGCGTGCGCAGCCTGCGGGAGCACGGAGCGACTGCAGTGCGCTCATATCGTGAGTCGTCGGTATCTCAGCGTTCGGTACGCGTTCGAAAACGCGATGTGTCTGTGTGCTGGATGCCATATGAAGTTCACCCATCGGCCGCTGGAATGGGAGGTCTTCGTCATCGAGCGGATGGGCGAGGCGGCTTACCGCGATCTCAAGCGGCGAGCACTATCGGCGAATGGGCCGCTAGACCGTAAGGCCACTGCGGACTATCTCTATGCCGAGATCGAACGACGTGGCCTGACCCTCGGTGCGTCGGTTCCCGGCTGGTCGGGTTGGACTGGACTGAAGGACGACACGTCATGGAAACACTGATGGATCCGATGGACGTCATCGAGAGGCTCGCGGCGTGAACCCCGACAAGCTCGTAGCGGTATGGCTCAGCGGTCTCGCGGTGCTGCTCGACAAACGTTATGACGGCTCAGTTCTGATCCCCGCTGGAAGGCTCGTCGGTGAACGACTTGAGATCCCGTACCCGGATAGAGGGATGAGATGATTCGTCACTTCGGCTCTCCTTGTTGGGCTGCTTTTGAGCGGTCTACTCATGTATTGAACGATGAGCGGACTCGGTCGGCCTTGGCGTTACTCAAGCATGCGGCCCAACAAGGAGAGCCGCAGTGACGGCACCGAAACCCGAAGACTTCGAGCGGCTCCTCGATCAGGTGCTCGGCCAGGCCGCACGCTGGCGAACGGACCTCGCCAAGGAATACCGCTGGGCCTACGGTGCCTCACACGAACGGGTCGTGCGGGAGGGCGTCGGACGGAGCTCGGGACCATCGGACCCCACGGCCTCGGTCGTCGGCGACCCCCGTCCCGGTGCGAACCGCATAGCCGGCCAGGCCGCTATCCGCCGGGTGCTGGAGCAGGCGCCGCGTCGCGTGATCGAAGCCGAGAACGCGCTGAAAGCCCTCGAGAAGCAACTCGTCGGCGTCATGGACCGGCTGGACCCACGGGAAGGCTTCGAGCAACTTCGGTATCCACGGACGGCATCGGAGTCGGACCTGACTGACGCGAAGGAAGCGCAGAGACGCCGGGAGACGAGAGGGGAGCATGTGCCGTGATGGCGTTGCGTGTCGATGGTTGCGAGGAGAACGGGCCTGCGGATGCACCGAAGCCGTCCCCAAGCGGAAGAGGAACACCTCGGCCTGGAACCTGGGCCGGGCACCGATCGAGCCACCGAGGTTGGGGGAGAAGACCGCGTGAAGACCGAAGACGTCTACGAAGAGTGGAGACGTGCCTGGGCGGGTCTGGGACACGCGATTGCGGACGCATTGCAAACGCTGCCTCTCGTCGGCCGCTTCTTCCGTTGGTACTTCGGCCTTCTCAAGCGCATCCGGGGTGAAGCGTGAAGACCTGCCCTACCTGCCGCTGCGAAGCCTTCCGGCTCATCAAGGGCGAGTGCAAGACCTGCTGGACCTACCGGAAGCGGACCGGCCACCAGCGGCCCGAGGCACTGATCCTGGCGTGGGGCCACCGGCTGCTGGAGCGGCGTCTGACCTGGAGCCGATCCTGATGGAGGAACTTCAGCGGGCGTTCGTGAAGATGGGGGCAGTCCTTACGGCCATGACGCCTGTCATCCAGAACCTCATGGCCGTCCTCGATGAGCAGGTGATCCCCATGAGCGTGGACTTCCTTCTGTGGGACATGCAGCTGACCGGTGAGTTCGACCCGTTCGCTCCCTAGACGTTATCCACACGCCCCGGGTTACACTTCTCCTGTGAGACACCATGCGGGAGAACTACGCCAGCAAGGCCCAGCGTCTCCTGGCCGAGGGTAGGGTCTCGGTCCTCCGGATTGACCCCTCGGGTGTCTCCGCCATCGTGCGCGGCGACTCCGCTTCCTTCTACACCGTGACCTTCGACGGCACCCGCTGGTCCTGCACCTGTCCCGCGATCGGCCGTTGCTCCCACGCCTTCGCCGTACAGCGGGTGGTGGTCATCGAGGGGGCCTGGACACCACCGCTGGTAGGAACCCCCGCTTAGGGGGTTGCGAATCACAGCCGTGTAGTCCACAATCACCCAAGCTGGCCGTGGTGTCCCCGGTCAGCCATCCTTTCTTCCGCTGGAGGGCTTCGACGTGGCCTATCGACTCGAGGTCTTCCGCGACAAGGGCCTGCTGAAACGTTGGCGCTGGCGCCGCAGGTCCGGGAACGGCCGGATCACGGAGACCGCCGGCGAGTCCTACTTCTCGAAGTGGAACGCGAAGCGCGCCGCCCACAAGGCCCATCCGTCAGACGAGATCGTGGAGGTGTCATGACCGAGAAGGACGACCTCCGCGCCCGTCTGTATGAGTTGCACGTCGGGACGGACGAGCATCACGCCACGGCCAGGCAGATCCGGGTCATGATCCTGGACGGCGACCTCGCCGGGGCCGCGGATGCGCTGGATGCGCTCGAGCTCGATATCCACACCGCGTTAGCGGCAGGGTCGGGACCGGGAGGCAGCGGACTTCCCGAACAGTGGACCGACGGTGGGAACGGGAACGTCACCGCAGAAGCCGATCCGACGTTCGTCCCACTGACGGTCAACGCCAGTGATGCCGACACAGCAGCGATGGAGTTACATCCCGCTCCAGGCGCGTCTGCCCTGTCGACCAGCTTGTTAGCGTTCTTCGATGACACTGGAGAGGCGATAGCCGACATCGATGCCGGTGGCAGCATGTTCTTCCATCCGGGTGGTGTGGAACGCTTCGTCGTCACGCATTTTGGTCAGCTCATATTGCGCGGGGACACCGCGAATATCGCCACCGTCGTGATGCAAGTGCTGGCAGATTCGGCTGGGCTGTTCACGGTGTTGAAACCAGGGACCGGTCGCGCGGTTCAGATATCGTCGGGAGCCAACGGGGATGCCGCCCTCGATCTCATCGCCCACGATCCCACGAGTGACCTGATCTATTGCGAAGGGGAACCGGACTACAACGGCGGCGAATACCGCGTCTGGTCTGATGGCAAGTTCTCCACCCGAGCCCATACCGCTCCCGCCGATGGCGACATCGCGAACGGAGAGTGCGTCTTCTGGTTCGACCAGACCGACGGCGCAGCCAAGTTCATGATCAAGGCGAAGCAGGCCGACGGCACCGTGAAGACCGGGCAGGTCGCTCTCTCGTGACCGCCTACGGCGACAAGCTCCGAAGCCTCGGCTTCCTATCGAAGAAAGGCACCAGCAAGAAGAAGCCCGTCATCGATGAGCGCACGGGCAAGGTAGGGGGCTTCCACGAAGAGCATTGGGACGACTCTCAAGACGCAACGGTCCTGCCTCAGTCGATCCACGTCGAGGCCAAGATGATCCAGGAGGAACGATGAGCGACAAGGTTGCGATGGCCGAGAAGCAGCTTGAGTTCGAGAAGCTGGCCGCGGAGTACGACGCTTGCGACGCTTCTGACCCCCGACGTAAGGAGCTCGCGCAGCAGGTCGCCGCAGCGCGGCAGGAGACACGGCGCCTCCGGGACGCGGCGCTCGCAGCCGAAGGCGTGACATCCGGTGACGCCGTCGCAACACCGGCACCGGTCGCTGGCACCAGCGGCGTGAACGAGTCCGGCTGAGGAGTGAAGTCGGGTCCGAAGCCGCGGCCTGTGGCCGATCGGTTCTGGGATCGCGTGCAGCTCGGCGACGGATGTTGGACGTGGAGCGGACCGTTCTATGCGAACGGGTACGGCATCTTCCGTCTGAATGACCCGCGTCGCACGGTGCAAGCTCATCGCTTGGCGTATGAGCTTGTCGTGGGACCGATCCCGGATGGTCTCGTGATCGATCACCTTTGCAGGAACCAAGCATGCGTGAGGCCGGACCATCTGGAGCCCGTGCCTCAGCGGGTGAATGTCCGACGTGGCAATGCGGGTCACAACCTACGAACCAACGGCGCGGACTACGGCAAGGGCAACCAAGCCAGATGGGGGAACCACGATGGAAACGCTTGAGCGTGATCGCCTGCACGTCCCGAGTCAGGGCATCTTGCTTCCACGCGGTCGCGTGTTGTTACCGCGGCCCCCGGACCACATCGATGCGAAGGGTCGCCGTCGGCCGCAGATCATGGGCGGAGCATTCGGAACAAGTGGGATGTACGTGGCGAACTTTATCGACATCTTGGACGCCACGCAGCTCGCGATCGACCTGTCGCTGACCTCTCACAAGTGGGCGCTCTACACGAACACCGCCACACCGAACTACTCGACCGACGCGGCGTACTCGGCGACGAACGAGATCGCCGGCACGAACTACACGGCCGGCGGCAGGGCCATCTCCGTTGGCGGCGGTTCCCCGACAGTCACCGAGTCGCCGACCGGGACCATCATGTACGACCAGAACGATATGACCTGGCCGACGGCGTCGTTCACGGCACGCGGTGCTGAGCTCTACGCGGACGCGCTCGCCGGTGACAGCCTCATCGTCGGTGTCACGTTCGGTGCGGACTACACCGCGACAGCGGGCACCTTCACGATCGCGTGGAACGTGTTGGGAGTCCTGACCCTGGACATCACGCCGTAGATGACAACGGTCACCCACGCTTTCGTCAGTCCTATTTCCGATGGCGCCGATGCGACCCTGGTACGGCCGTCGAACTGGAACGAGCTCCACACCGTCGATGGGTTCGGTGCGAACTCGTTCCAGGGTTTCCATCTGAAGCTGGCGGGCACCGAGCGCATGGTCATCACCGGAACGAACGACCTCGTCATCGGCGGGTTCGGTTTGGCGAATTCGATCATCCTTGGTCAGCCGAAGGTGAATGACATCTCGTTCACCGTCCTCAACAACTATCTCTACGACCAGTTGAACCGTCTTGCGCTATCGCGAGACACGCGAGCGACGTTGCAGGGGTCTGCTGATCTTTATCTAACCGACGACTTCGGCACACGGTCTCGAGTCGTGCTCGCCGGAAGGAGCTGAGATGGCAGACATCCTGATCGATAACCAGGTCGCACCGAGCACACCCGCAGCGTCCAAGTCCGTGCTATGGGTGGACTCCACCACGAAGAAGTTCGTCCAGACCGATGACGGCGGAGTTCACCACGGCATCCTGTCGCGCAACTACACGACCGCGGCTCAGGGTGCGCTGGCCACGACCGAGGTCTATCTCACGAACTCGAACATCCTCATCCCATCGTTCGGGCTGACGGTGGGGATGCTCATGGTTTGGCACATCCAGGTCGTGAAGACCGCGGCCTCGACCGCGGCGCCGATCTGGACGTGGCGTGTAGGAGCAGCCGGTGCGATCGGTGACACTTCACGGGTCGCGGCCACCTCGACTCAGGCCCAGACGGCCGTAGCATCCGACGGCACCCTGATCGCAACATGCACGGTGCGGACCGGCGGCGCGTCCGGCATCATCGTCGGGGCTGGTCCCTCCGGCGCACCCGGATTCGGCGGTGGTGGTCTGCTCGCCTCGAGCGCGTTCGACCTGACCACGCTGGGCGGGCAGTTCATCGGCCTAACCGTCACGACGGGTACGTCGGCTGCGTGGACCGTCAACGGCCTGTCCTGCTACCTGATGAACTAGGGAGGTCGCGTGCCCGACCTCCAGAGCTTCTTCGTAACCCGTAACGGGACGGTGAACCTGACGGTCCCTCAGTGGACCATCTCGTTCTTGGTGACGGACTCGAAGACCGGGGCTGTCTTGTTCGATCGCACGGGTGCGAACGCTCTGTCGTTCCCGCAGGTTCTGGGCCAACTCACCGCCGCGCAGCAAGATGAGTTCGTCAACATGGTGGTGGTGTGGCTGTTGCGGAAAAGGCTCGGTCTTGAATGACGACCTACTATGTGGACTTCGTGAACGGCCTAGACGCGAACAACGGTCTCGGCCCCGATGCAAGCGCCGGCACGAACAAGCCGTGGAAGACCATCACGAAGCTTCTCGGAGCCGCGGGCATGGCAAGCGGCGACACTGCCTATCTAGCGCCCGGGAGCTTCCGAGAGACCGTTACGGTAGCGATGACCTCTGCCACGGTCGAAACGAAGGTGCTCGGGGACCCGGCTAACGCGCAGGGATTCAAGACCTCCGGCGGGGCGTTAGTGCTCCCGGGCGACGTGATCCTCACGGCCTACACGACCGACGACAACACGCTTCCTGCCGCGGCAACAACACTGAACCTGAATACTCGAGACTTCCTCACGTTTCAAGACATCACCATCATGGGTGGCGATGCTGCCCCATCGGGCGTAACTGCAGCGGCGATCTCGACGGATGTCAAGTTCGTGCGGTGCACATTCATCGCGGGCCGCAACGGGAGCAACATCAGCATGATCGGAGCCGCCGATACCGCGTCCAACTGGACGATCGATTCCTGCCACTTCCTCACCTTCCAATCGGCTCCGAATCTCCTGTTCACGCTACCCACATCGGCCGCTGCGGATTACAACGTCGCCGTGATGATCAAGAACAGCGTTGTGATGGGGCCTCCCGGGGCTACCGGCATCTCCATCACCGCATCGGGAGCCGGTGCATTCAAAGCCGGCGGAGTGGATGTCTACAACTCCTCTATCTTGCTCTGCGCCCAGGCGATGGTGACGGGTTCGGCGAACATCGCTACGACGATTCCCTGCCACATCTACAACTCGATCGCGTATGGCTTGCAGACAACCGCTGTCCTTTCGGCGACGACATCGGGCCAGATCGTCGAAGACTTCAACTGGATCGTTGGCACGATCCCGCGAAGCAATGTAAGTGTCGGGGGTAGCTCTGTCGCCGCTAATGCGAACGGTGCGATATCGAAGGCTCCGCTAGTCGAACTGGGACAGGCCGCGCTCTATGGTCGGCAACAGCGGCCGTTCTTCTCTCCGATGACCGGTTCTAAGCTCTTGGGGTTCGGAGCCCAGGCCGGTGGACCGTCTACGGATATGATCGGGATCCAGCGTCCCGCCGGAGGTGCCTCCGCATCATCCGCCGTAGGTCCCTACGAACGCGGGAACTCATTCGGACGTGAAACCGGAACCGTGCGAACCGGTTCCAATGCCATCTCGATCACGGGGCCGGGATGCCAGGACTTCGCAGTCCCCGTCGATGCGGTCTCCACGACCATCACGTCCTACGTTCGGTGGGATGCCACCTATGCCGGAACGAAACCCAAGATGCAGGTGCTCAACGGTGAGGAATGCGGGGTCACCGCTGCCACCGCCACCGCAGTGGGCTCGAGCGGGGCATGGGAGCAACTCAGCCTGAACTTCACGCCCACAACGAAAGGAATCGTCACCATCCGCCTGCTGTCTTCTGACACTAACGGCGGCGGGAAGATGTTCGCAGATGACTTCGCGATAGCCTGATGGTCTCTCCCCGAGCCGTCGGCGACTACGTCCGGCGTGGGGAAGTCCTGGTCGGTTGGGCGTCGACCGGGGTGCTCGGCTTCGAGCACTTCCGCCGCCAAGAACTCGTTCCCGAGCTCGACCCTGCGTTCCGCACCGCGTTCCAGGCGGACGCCTTCCAGACGGCTGCATTCCAGATCGGCGTCATACCGGATGCCACTGCAACGCCAGGAGTGGTTGCCGGCGTCGGAGCTATACCGGCGGTATCGGTAAGCGGTGACGCTACCGCCACGCCGTCAACGGTGGCTGGTGTTGGCGCGGTTCCTGCTCCGGCCGCGAACGGACAAGCACGGCCCACGCCGACCCAGGTCGTCGGCACGGGATCCGTTCCAGTTCCGAGCGTTAGCGGCCTCGCGAACGTCAGCCCTTCTGCGACCGTCGGTACGGGTGCGGTCCCCGCGCCGAGTGCACAAGGTCAGGCTCGGTCTACACCGACCCAGGTCGTTGGGACGGGTGCGGTCCCCGCGCCGACGGTCACTGGCACAGCGGTCGCGAGTCCGTCGGCCGTTGCCGGCGTAGGCACGGTTCCTGCCCCGTCGCCGAGCGGCCTGGCGAACGTAGCGCCGAGCACGGTCATCGGCACGGGAACGGTCCCGGCCCCGACGGTCGCAGCAGCGGCGAGTCCTTCTCCAGTAGCGGTCGCCGGCGTGGGTTCGATCCCTGCACCCAGCCCGTCCGGCCTAGCGAACGTCGCTCCAGCTGCCGTCGCCGGAACCGGTGCCGTTCCGGTGCCATCGGCCCAAGCCAGCGCGACGACGAACCCGACCACGGTCGTCGGTACGGGGTCTGTGCCTGCCCCGTCTCCGAGCGGACAGGCGAACGTCAGTCCTTCCCCGGTTGCGGGGGTCGGAAGCGTTCCAGCACCATCGGTTCAGGGTCAGGCAAACGTTTCACCCAGCACCGTCGTCGGAACGGGAAGCGTTCCAGCACCATCCATCAGTGCTGGCGCAACAGCGAGTCCGACCCAAGTCGTCGGTGTTGGGTCGGTACTTGCGCCATCGGTTAGCGGCCAAGCGAACGTCAGTCCGAACACTGTCGTTGGGACTGGGAGTGTCCCGGCGCCGAGCGCCTCTGGGGCTGCGAACGTCGACGTCACGACCGTCGTCGGAACGGGAGCCGTTCCTCCGCCTTCCGTCTCCGCGGGTGGGTCGGTCACCACGAATCCGCCTGTGGTGGCCGGCATCGGGTCTGTACCCGCGCCGGACGTCAGTGGAGCCTCAACGGCGTCCCCGAGCACGGTGGCCGGCACCGGCTCGGTGCCGGCTCCGTCCGTATCAGCAGCGGCGCAGGCGAGTCCGAACAAGGTCGCAGGTATCGGCTCGATCCCGTCTCCGGCGGTCAGTGGTCAAGCCGTTACGTCCCCATCGGTGGTGGCTGGTTCGGGATTCGTGCCTCCGCCCGCGATCGTGATCGGTATCACCGCGCCCGCGTCGACCGTTGCCGGGGTCGGCTCGGTGCCACCACCGGTGGTCACGGGCACGGCGAACGCCCAAGTCGTCACGGTGAACGGCGTAGCGACCATCCCGTTCCCGCAGATCCAGCTTCCGCGAACCGTCCTGGTCAACACGGTGCCTGGGTTCGCCACGGTTCCGACGGTCCTCATCACGTCGGGTGCCACGGCAAGTCCGAGCGTGGTCGTCGGGATCGCGGTCATCCCGACTCCCGCCATCACGGGTGCGTTCCAACCCAGGCCGCAGTGGCCGCAGGGCACGGACGGGGAGTTCGAGGCAGGCTCGGGAACCGAGTGGCCGCAGACGAACGACGGTGAGTTCCTGGTATCGGCAGGCGTGGGCTGGCCCCAGACCAAAGACGGGGAGTGGTAGATGGAGCCGTTCATCAGCTTCGATGACCTGCAGGCCGTCACTACCGAGACCCTCACGGGGACGGATCTGCTGGTCGCCATCGCCCTGGACTCGGCGTGCCAGATGGTGAGAGACGAGACCCACCGCACCATCAACCTCGTCCGAGACGACATCGAGCTCCACGACGGCAGTGGCCGCGAGGTCCTGGTCCTTCGTCAGATGCCCCTGATCGAGGTGACGAGCGTCTACGAGGACGACGTCCTGCTGGTTGAGGGCGACGACTACGTCGTAGGCACCTACGGCAAGCTCTACCGCCGCAGCCCGTGGTTCCCGTTCTCCTGGTCTCGAGGCCGGCAGAACATCGAGGTCACCTACGATCACGGCTGGGCGGTATCCGAGGACGAGGTGGTCGAGACCTCCGAAGGGATAGAGGTCGACCGCGTCCCAGCCAGCATCCGCATGGTCGCCCTCGAGGCCGCATCCCGCGTGATCCGTGCCCCTTCGCTGGCAGCCGTTGCCTCAGGTATCACAGGGGAGAGTCTCGGCGCCTACTCCTACACAGCCAGCCTCGGTGCCATGTCCGCCGTGATAGCAGCAGGTCTCTCGGAAGAGGAACGCGTGAGTCTCAAGCCGTGGGTGATGGTTCCCAGTGGGTAGGGGGGTAGACGAGTGGGCATGAACGAACGGTTCCTCCGTGCGGCAGCCGAGGCGGCGACGCCGAAGCCCGCGAGCCAGGAGACGCAGGCCTTGTTGATGGCGCTCGGGAACATCGCCCAGGTTCTCGCTGGCATCACCACCCAACTCGACCTGCTGATCCAGATGGAGTGTGGATATCTACCCCGCAAGGACATGCTCCGTCGGATCCAGGAGTTCGCGGCTTCCCAGGCGGCAGCGACCAACGGAGGCCAGACCCATGCGACCGACGTGGGGTAGGGGGGCTCGGATCTTCGCGACTCCCCGCGTTGCTACAGG